TACCGGTGATCGTCGCGCGTGGCTGGAGCGAGGAGGAAAAGCGCGCCTATCGCCTAGCCGACAATCAGTTGGCGGCACGGGCGAGTTGGGACCCCGAGCTGCTCCACAACGAGCTCAAGGGGCTTAAGATCGCTGACTTCGATCTTGACCTGACTGGCTTTGACCCGAACCAGCTCGAGAGCATCCTGGCTGGTTTGGGATCGAGCGGCTTGATCGATCCCGACAGTGTTCCGGAAATCCCCGAGCAACCGGTGACCAGGCTCGGCGACATATGGCTGTTGGGGGAGCACCGGGTTGGCTGCGCCGACAGCACTAGTGCTGTGGATGTCTCCCAAGTGCTGGCCGGATCCGAACCTGACCTGATGATCGCTGATTCGCCCTATGGTGTCGACTACGACCCGGCCTGGCGAGGGCGCCGCAAGCTTAGTACCGCCAAGCTCGCGGTGGGTAAGGTGCTCAACGACGATTGCGCCAGCTGGCGTGCGGCGTATGCGCTGTTTTCCGGGGATGTCGCCTATGTCTGGTGCGGAGCTCTGCACGGCGACATCGTCGCGGCCGATCTGGCCGCCTGCGGGTTCCAGCTTCGCGCGCAGATCATCTGGGTCAAGCAGCACTTTGCCCTAAGCCGCGGTGATTACCACTGGCAGCACGAAACCTGCTGGTATGCGGTGCGTGAAGGCAAGACCAGTCATTGGCAAGGCGACCGCACGCAGACGACGGTGTGGGAGATCGCCAACAACAACCCGTTCGGCAACCCGCAGCGTGAACAGAGCTGGGGACACGGCACTCAAAAGCCGGTCGAATGCATGCGTCGTTCGATCATCAACAACAGCCGGCCCGGCCAGGTGATCTATGACCCGTTTCTGGGCTCGGGCACGAGCCTGATCGCCGCCGAAATGACCGCCCGGATGTGCTGCGGCCTCGAGCTCAACCCCGCTTATGTCGATGTGATTGTACAACGTTGGCAGGCCTTCACTGGCCGCACAGCGCGGCATCAAGCCTCCGGTCAAACGTTCGAGGAACGTGCCGACAGGCAGGGTCCCGCTCAATTAGGAGCCGCCCATGGCTAGAAAGGCATTTGTTGTTAATGAGAAGATGCGCGAGCAAGTGCGGCATTTGACTGGTATCGGTCTCCGGCAGGAGCACATCGCCAAGATCATCGACTGCGCGCCCAAGACATTGCGCAAGCGCTTTCGTGATGACCTCAATCGCGGCGCCGCCGCAGCTATTGCTACGGTTGCCAATAATTTGTACGCGGCCGCCAAGGGGGGCAATGTCACGGCGCAAATCTTTTATTTGAAGACGAGGGCCCGCTGGCGTGAGGGAGCGGCGCCAGCTGATCCAGTTCCGGACAATGATGCCGAATCGAATTCACGGGCGGTCGTCGTCCTGCCCGATAACCAGCGAGATCCCGAACTGACACGGATTTTGCAAGAGGCACAAGAGAAATACTATGCGAGAAAACGGCGGCGGTAACTGTCAGGACTGAGGACATAATTGATGCACCTCAACGTCAAAGGTTCGTTCGAGATAGCGACCGCATGCGACTGACAGAGGGGTTCTTTGCAATCAAGGATTTACAACCGGCCGCTCCTTCAACGTTAACTGCACAGCAGAACCTAACAACCAAATGCTATTTAGCAACCAGCGATGAGCATTCTGGCCCTATATGCGAGAACACAAATTAGAGGACGAAGCGGACCTGTGCCGCCCGAATTCGCCGTGAAATTTCTTCCTATTAGCAGTCGTAACCCGCTGGCCAATAAAACCGCGGTGGCGCGGGGGGCATGACAATGTCGACATCCTCCACAGCAACGATCTCGGGGCAGCCCGGACCGCAGACCGAGTTTCTGCGAACGTCTGCCGACATCTGCATTTACGGCGGTGCGGCGGGTGGCGGTAAGACGGTCGGACTGATCTTGGAGCCGCTGCGTCACGTTACCCGGGTCGCGAACTTCACCGCCGTATTCTTCCGACGCACGATGCCCCAGATCACCAATCCCGGGGCGTTATGGGACGAGAGCCTAAAATTCTATCCGCGGGTCGGTGGGATCCCGCACCTCGGAGTGCGCGAATGGCGTTGGCCTCGCGGCGGCAGGATTAAGTTCGCGCATCTGCAGCTTGAAACCACCGTCTACGACTGGCAAGGTGCTCAGATTGCTTTGATCTGCTTCGACGAGCTGACGCACTACACGGCCCATCAATTCTTCTACATGGTCAGTCGCAACCGCTCGACCTGCGGCGTGCGGCCCTACATCCGCGCGACGTGCAACCCGGACGCGGACAGCTGGGTTGCCAACTTTCTAGCGTGGTGGATTGACGAGGAGAGCGGGCTTCCGATCCCCGAGCGGGCTGGCGTGTTGCGTTATTACATCCGCGTTGCGGAAAAGCTCGTTTGGGCCGATCGACCCGAAGAGTTGATGCAACACCTGCCGCAGCCGGAGGACTTCCCGCCAGGCGTCGACACCCCGCAACCGATCAGCGTCACCTTTATTCCGGCGAGGGTGATCGATAACCCCGCTCTGTTGCAGGCCAACCCGCAATATCTCGCTTGGCTGCTGGCGCTGCCCCTGCTCGACCGCGAGCGGCTGTTGGGCGGCAATTGGAAGATCCGGCCGGCCGCGGGGCTCTTCTTCAAGCACGAGTGGTGTGCGGTTGTTGACGCGGCCCCGGCCGATCTCGATGTGGTCCGTTATTGGGATCTCGCCGCAACCGAAAAGACCGAGTTCAACGATCCCGATTGGACCGCAGGCATCAAGCTCGGCCGCGACAGAAATGGCGGCTACTGGCTCTTGAATATGGTACGCGGGCGGGCCAACCCGGGCGACGTCGAAAAATTGTTGCTCAATACCGCTGCACAGGACGGTAAACGCGTCCGCATCGGGTTTGGCCAGGATCCAGGGCAGGCCGGTAAAAGCCAGGCGCTTCACTTGGTCCGGGCGCTCAATGGCTTCACTGTAACTGCGAGCCCGGAGAGTGGCGACAAGCTCACACGGTTCGGGCCATTCAGTTCGCAGTGCCGTGCCGGCAACGTAAAGATCCTGCGAGGTCCGTGGAATGAGGAGTTGTTTCGCATTCTCGAAGGGTTCCCCGATCTCGCCCATGATGACGAGGTCGACGCCTGCAGCGGAGCCTTGGAAATGCTCAATGTCGAAATGAAGGGCTGGGGCATTTTCGAACTCTATCGTCAACGGGCCGAGAAGCTCAAAGGGCCGACAATGACGACCTGGGTGCGCCTCCGGCCACCACCGGGCAAGGAGGTTGGGGGCTTGTATCTCGGTCCACAACGGGACTTCAGAATACGGGCGGATGGCACGTTTGATCTCCCCGCCGAAGATCCAAAATTTTTGATCGAAGACGGTTGGACCAAAATCGCAGAATGGACCTGCGAGGACGCAGCTGGATGCGTCATGAAAACACCGAGCATCCGCCCCGACTAGGGAACGTCTCTCCAGGCTGCACTACGCGGACAACGGACCGACACGAGATCATGCAAGGGGTGCTGATCCATCTCCCACCCCGATGCTCCGCTATACCGCGCAACAGTCGGCCGGTGGTGGGCTCGACCAACGGTTCGGCTTCTTGCAAGCGCGAGTGCCTGCGTTACAGCGGCCGGCATCCATAAGCCGCGATCCTGACCGAGCAGCGCTCGCCCGTGGCAGCGATCGTAGTTTCGGCGGCGGTGACTGTCGCCGAAGAGGTGCCGCCGCTCAGTCCCGCTAACAACCATATCGTCCTGGGGACTTCCACGCGCGCCTCCGGCGAGCCGTGCGGACTAACAAAACGCACAAAGAGGAGGGCGACGAACTCGTGTTTGTCACGATTAAGCCGAGGTGGTACCCAACGTAATTGAGAGTGCGAGGGAGGAACGGTATGGACGTCACGATGGCTGCCTCTAGATCCCGGTCGCGCGAGATCTCGGTTGCCGCAGGTAAGCCGTTCCTGCGGGGAATCATGGGCGGCGACAGTTTGCTCGCCTTCTTTGAATATCCGAAAGGAATTGCTAGGGTTGACCGCGACGCGATTGGCGCGATGCAGCACGTCTCATTTGCCTGCGGACCGAGGCGGTATCACGAGATATTGAAGCGACTGAAAGCCAATGGGGTCACGATAAATGCAGGTCCGCTCCTAGTGATTCCCCCGGCG